CTTTCCCTACACGACGCTCTTCCGATCTGAAATCTTTTCAAGCTTAGAACCATCGAGTCCTTTTAGTTCAGCACTAGCTACCCCTAGGACTGAATGGTCTAATTCTAGTAGTCCATTTTGTGATAAACCTGTATCACCTTTGGATAAGCTTTTACCATCTTGGCTTTTAACTGCAATCCATGCAGTGGAAATACCATGTAATAGCATTAGTTATTCCTTCTTTCTTAATTTTCAATTTCAAAAAACACAAAATAAAACGTCGCAGTTAATTGCTGCGTTTCCGGATCAACTGTATGGCCACGATCATCAATCATCGACCACCCGTTTTGTATAAATAAATGTTTTAACTTAGTTTCAAACTCGTCAGGATCATCCCCATCAAGTTTGTAATAAATTTGAACTTCAATTTCTTTATTCTGGGCATGAAAATCATCATTACCAGGCAATGCTAGATCAGAACGAACATCAGTAATTAATGCAATAGATCGAGTTGAATCATCAACTTCTTCTGCTGGAAGATTATTCGTATATACTTCGTCCAACACACTATCTTTCATGCCCATAAGTAAATTTTGAGCACGTAAAACAGCAAGCATTAATCCTCATCCCCTTTCTGATCAAGAAATCGTTGATATGCCTCTGACTGTGCTTTTAACACTGCGTTAGAAACATTGCTATCCTGGATTAGATTAGTAACAAAATGATCAGCAGTATATCCTTTATAGCCATCATTCAAGCGCATCATATTCATTGCATGGTAACGATTATCCCATCCAACAGTAACAGCGCCATTATGATCACCATCTACATCAGAATTCATAACAGCAATATGATCAGCTGCGTGGCCGTACTTCTTATCATCGTGATTTGAGTAGTGCTTTTGCCGAGTAATTTGTGTCAATTTCTCTTCAAAAACTTTACCACCTTCTGCAGTAATCTTTTCTTGATCTTTTGGCGTTAAATCAATACTGATTGCTTTGACTTTTTTAAGCCAATTCTCAAGAAATTCATCCATTTCTGCCATTAGCGCCACCGCCACCTTTCATATGTTTTTCTAAGGTAAGCAAGTCATAAGAAAGGTAGTTATCATTGTTAGCTGAAATGTTTGTAATGGTATAGAGAATGCCATCTGCTAATTTTACTAACATTGGCTCTTTAACTTTGTTATTGTGGCGAATGGCAATGATGGTTGAATGCTCTAAAGTTGAACCCGTTGCACCATATCGTTGTGAAATGCTCAAATTAACTTTGGCATAGTGGAGAGTAAATTCATCAACAAAGCTAGAGACATTGACACCCATCTTATTCTGATGACTTTTAATAGAACCAAAATGAGCTTTATGACGCATACGATAAAGAGGATAACGATAACTACTTCTCGCCATTATCGTCATCCCCTTTTTCAGCAAAAGTATTATATAAGCCACGTAATTGACCAATAATGCTATTTACAGTTAAATCAACCGTATATGTTTGTACGTCAGACAAAGCTAATCTATTTTGGTAGTAAGTCCCTGCTAATGACATAACAGCAATATCAACTAACGACACTACTCGCGAATCATCATAAAAGCCGTTAACGTCTTCACCAATCGCATTATGGATAAATGAGGTTGCCGCTTTGACGTATGAGTTTAGTAACTGGTCATCGCTATCGTCATCAAGATAGAGCATTTCACGTACTCGTGGTACCAGCTTATCAAGGCTGGGTGTTTCATCACTCATGATGATCACTCACTTTCAATTAGGCAGTCTTACCAGAATCTTCTGGAGTGGTTGCTTGCTGGTTGGCAACTGTCTTAAAGGAACCAACCGCCATAGCGCCTGTATCAGTTGCTTGAACATCGAAACGATCAATAACCCGAACCTTGTAAGTGTTAGTTTCATATGCACCACCACCAATGTTTGTAGCCAAGATTTGCATATCTTGACGGTCGAACAGGGTAATAGCTTGCTTGAAATCCCCAAAGTACAGTGGGTGCGAACCGTTAATGTCTTGCAACCACTTATCAGCGACTCGAACAACTAACTTACCATCAAGTAGGTAGCGGTCAGGTTGTGTTGGGTCAGGTTGAATTAAGTAACGGCCTTCTGCATCTTTTACCTTTGACAAGACATTATAACCAGATTGGTTAGTTAAGAAAATAGAAGTATTTTCAATTAATGGATCAAGGGTGTTATTAGATAAATCCTTAATGTCATCAAACTTCGTAATTGTTGGCTTCTTAGGTGCCTTGTTCATTACATCAATAATTGCAAGGTTACGAGTCAGAGCGTCTTTCTTGGCAATTTGAGTGGTTAAGTATGATAATAAGTTTTCTGCAGTATCGTTAAGCAAATCATTAGTTAATGTATATAGAGCACCGTAATCACTAATAAGATACTTAATGATATGCAACTTAGCTACATCAGCACCAGGGATTGCTGCCCCTTCGTCCATTTTGACCATTGGTTTAATGTCATTCTCATTCTCATATACACGAGAACCACGATTAGTAGAAACGTGCTCAACATTTACATAGTTTTGCAAGGTAGCAAAGGAACGAATAAGAGCATGGATCGCCGTCTGAATATCTTGCGGAATAGTTAAGCCAAAGCCACCGTTCCCATTATCGTCAATTGTGGCATCAGAAGAAATAGCGTCAAAACGGCCGTGAAGCATTGCCTTAACATCATTGACAAACTTATTCTTAAGATTATTTTCTTCCTTACTCAATGGCTTCTTATTATCATTGCTCATCCGAAGAGCTTCGGCAGCCCGTGCTTCATCGAGTTGCCCCTTAATAGCATCACGTTGAGCAGACAGGTTGTCACGCTTAGCCTTTAATTCTGCAAACTTATCCTTAGTAAAATTATCATCAAGAACTGCCGCATTTAGCTCGGCGTTTAAGTCTGATACTGCTTGACCCTTTGCAATCCAAGCATCATTAAGTTGATTAATATTCATGATGGTTATCATCCTTTCCAAATAAAATAGCCAACTTCTGATCTCTTAGACTAGGAGTTGACTTTTCTTCATTATCTTTAATTTGATTCTTGATTGCTGGCGTAGGCTTCTCTGAATCTTTGAACTCAGCAATCATTGTCATAAATTTCTTAACCGCGTCTTTTTTAGGAAGTGTGTGGCCAAGAGAATTAGCAATTTGTAGTTGCTTGTCATCCTGGAACATAATCTTATCAGCAAAGCCCTTGTCTACGGCATCCTGTGCTGTCATCCAGGTTTCATTTTGCATCATCTGGAGGATACCATTACGATCAATCCCCGTTTTATCTACATAAGCATTAACAAGGGAACTATCAATTGAAGCTAATACCTGTGACTCATGATTATGATCATCAGCATTCCCCTCTTGATATGACCAGGCTTTATGAATCATCATCTGAGCGGTTGGAGACATATTAACAGTATTTCCGGCCATTGCGATTACACTAGCAGCAGATGCGGCAATCCCCATAATATTGACTGTTACATCTCCTGCATAATTTCGAAGCATGGAATAAATCTCACTACCGGCAAACACATCCCCACCGCCAGAGTTAATAACTACCTCTACCGGGTCTGTATTACCATTACTTAAGATTTCATCAATTGCCGCTGGTGAAGTAGCATCCATGCCAAACCATTGATAAAACCTAGCCGTATTATTATCCACAATGTCACCTGTGATTTTCACTGTCTTCACTGTCATCTTCTTCACCTCCCTTCAATTGATTATCAGAACCAACTGGTTGCACTTGAGTAGTTGCTTTTTCTTTTTCAGGCATATCGTCTGGTAGGTATCCGGCTTGTTGCAATAACCAAGTAGCTTGATTAGCACCAAGTGTCCCGTTCTTCTGTAAGTTAGCAATTGTAGAAGCGTACTCATCCCCTAATGGATCAATTGCAGACCGCAAGTCCAAAGTGATGTTGGCATTAAGCTTATTATTTAATTCTCCGGTGATTGCTTTAGCATACCGAGATAATGATTTAACGTAAGCATTACCCATCATCTGAATAGATGATTGCTGGTCCCCTTGTCCGTTAATGATAGAGTCTGAAACACCATAGACCTTAGCAATTTGAGCAGAAGTCCACGTTACTTGGTTTAGTAGTTGAGCCACATTCGACTTAACTTCTAGTGGGGTGTACTCTTCTAAGTCATCTAATACAATTGGCCCATTGTTAGAAGCAGTAGTCTGTTTCATAAATTGCCGAGAGCGAGAAGCCTTCTCCTCATCGCTAAGTAAACCACCGTGCTGAATACGTAAAACCCCTGGCGCAATGATAGAACGTCCAAGTGCGCTTAATGTCAGCTTATTGGACTGATCCTTAATCTGTAACTCATTAGCCAACGCTAGATCGGAAGAGCACAC